TAATTATACTTTCAGCTCTGGTAATATCAGATCGCAAGTTACTAATTATTGTTCTTGTGCCGACAACACCTAAAGCTGGTGGCGGATTTTTTTCAAGAGTTTCAAGATAAGATTTTTTTTCTTCTATTGTTGGTAACTTTTGAAAGTTATTGACTATTGTTCCTTTTAAAATATTTTCCTTAGAAGCGGCTTTTTTTATCTCTCCATTTGTTTTCGTCCAATAACCTAAACCAACTAATTTATCAAAAATACCATTCTTTCCATGAAGCAAGGATAATGCAGCTGCTCTCTCTGCGGCATTTCCAGAAACCGCCATACTTTCTAGTTGCTCCACTCTTGCAACATAAACAGAAGCTTGATCGTCAATACGCCTAGTTGCGGATGAAGTCCTTACAGAAACACTTTTGTTTAGAAAATCAAATTCTGATTTAGCCATAAAATCTTTTTTAGCAGCTTCACTTGTAAAGTTTTTTAATAGCTTTTTCTTCAAAACATCAGCGTTATCTTTAAAAAACTTATCTGCTTTGTATGGATCTTTTGTCTTAGCTTCTATCTGAAAATCAACTAATCCTTTATTATACGCTAATATTGCAGCTTCTTTTTCTGCTTCAAATGTATTCTTCAATTCCATTTCTTGAAATTCTAGTTTTGCTTTTTGAGCTGTTCCTAAAGCATTTAAAGATGCTCTTTGCCCAACTTGACCAAGCTGCGCTATAGCTTCACCAGTTTGAGCAAATTGACCAGGATTAGCTTTCACAGATAACTGATTACTGCCAGTCTTGGTTGTTAATGTATTTTGTGTTTTATATGTAGGTACTCTCATTAGCCATACTTCTTATTAAGGAGTTGTTGATTTTGGTTATAGGTAGTCTGCATATTGGCTGCACTTGTAAAACCAGATAATAAACTTGTTCCAGCATTTATGTTTCCAGCAGCCATTGCATTTCTGCCATACAATCTGTTTAAACTTGCCTGCATCCTATTTTGTGTTGCGCTTTCTTCAATCTCTTGAACGCCAACTTCTGCATTATATTTCATAATGGCTATTTCTTCATCAGCTGCTTGAGCATTAGCCAACGCTACTTTAAGAGGTGTACCTCCATCTGCAACAAATCCATTGTATCTAAACGCCTGCATGGTGGCATCTTGCAAGTCTGAAAATTCTTTTTTAAATTTTGTAACCTCAAGGCCATTAACAAGTTTAAGTTGAGTAACTTTTTGTTCGTCTGCTAAAGCGTTGCGGTCATTTATATCTGCATTAAAATCATTCGCTGCTTTTTGTTGTTTGCCTACAGCTCTAGCGCCATTTGCTGCTACCACAGACGTAATTATAGTTGATGCTATTGCCGCTTCAATACCCATTAAAATACCTTTGCAAATCTAAAATAATCGCTACCATCTGGACCATATTTTTTCATAAGGCCCTCATTTTCTAAACCAATAAACTGAGCAAATCGCTGTGCTTCTGGCCAATCTGCTCTAACAGCTGATTGAATACGAACAAGTTTCTGTTCTTCTATTAATATTTTTAAATATTTAAATACTATTTTAACTATCGGTCTTACCTGGTGATGAACTTTATCTGTGGATAAAAACCATACTTCAGCTACACCAGGCCATAATTGTTTGATACCGCCGCAAGCTATCAAATGACCATTATCAATGGCGCTAAATGATTGACCTGGTACATATAAACTTTCTGCAAAATCTAAATATTTACTTATGTGGTGCGGCGCACCTTTATTCATTTTACCATCTAAAATTTCTTTGCCATGTTCTGGCTTATAATCTGCAACAATCATTGATCGAAAGTTTGCAGCCTTGGGAATATAGCAAGAATAGTTGTAGGTAATGGCTGGTTTTGTTTTACAACAATAAATCCATCATTTTCATATCCACCTCTAAACTCTACTTCTTTATCTCCAGTAAACATAGGTAAGGCAGCTCCCATTGAATCAGATGAACTTCTAAATGGTATTCTATCAATTTCGCTTTCTGTACTACCAACCTGGATTCCAACAGTTCTAAATAATCTAAGAGTGATGTCGTGTATTCTTTTTATTTTACCTTGAGCAGTTCCCTCTGTACCACCAGCATCCACTCTCATAGTTTGTAATATTGAATCAAACCCTATACCTATATGAGCTTTAGTAGTTGTTCTGTCTAAAGTAATCGCTCCAGAAGATACTGTCTTATTAGGATGTGTCGCACCATTAGATAAAATAGAAACGCTTTGACCCTCTAAATGATTTAGACCAGATATGTTAGTTGCAGCAGATCCGGTATAAGTTAAACCACTATCTACAAAAAAAGCATCTTCAACATCAGTTCCAAAATCAAATGTTGAAAATGTTTCTATATATCTAGCTGTTGCACCATTAATAGTTCTTTTAACAACAAGGTAAACATTATCCTCATTCAGATCACCAGGAACAACCGCAACACTTTCTACAACAGAATTTCCAGATCCAAATGATCCACCAATAATATGTTCATGCCATCCAACAACTTGTTCTTCTCGTCTATATGTCATGCCAACAAAACGACCATCAGTTAAAACACACCACACAATATTGTCTGGCTCTTGCTGAAACGCCATTTCTGTAATGCCGCTATCAGTAATATGCTCAGCTAATACTGTTAAGTCTGGTGCTTGATAACTATCTGAATCAAAATTATAAACTAATTCTCTTACTTTTCTTGAAGCTCTTTGCACAAACATTGTTACATTGCCTACTTGAATAGGCTGTATGTTTGCAGATCCGTAATTAGCCTGGCGCTTTATTTGAGCGTTAGTTGGTGATAATGGCTCTGCTGCACCGCTAGCACTTACAGCAAATTCACCGCCACTTGTTCCCACAATTAAAACTCTACTTGATGCAAGGTATCTAATAACATTTACCTGGTTAGATCCTATTGTGTAAGTCAAAGCATCATCAGCATCTATACCATCTGCGAAATCTTCAAAGCTACCACCAACAGAAAAGAATAATGTCTGTGGTTGAGATGTTGTATTTGCAAAAACCAAGCGTTGTTCAAAAAAAGAAACTGCTGCTGGATAACCAGTAGTTGAGCTAAATGCTCCTAAACTAAAATCACTATCAGCTTCAAGCTCTCCATTTAATGTAATAGAAGCGCTGGCTGATTCATTTACCAAGTCAACACTAGGAGAAAACAATATAGTATCTGCTGTAACCTGGACAAGAAGAACAGCAGTAGATTTATTATTACCGCCATTAGATGCGCCAGATATTGTTATCTTTTGACCAACCTTAAAGCCTTGTGTAACAAACTCACCAGCTGTATCTGTCATTCTATCATTATGCTCTAAGCCAGTTGAGCTTGGATCTCCCTCAAAAAAAGCTATAGTTGATGCGGTATAAGATGGCATCAATTCAGATCTGCCCTCAGAGTTTTCTTGAACAGTTGCAGTTACAGTTGTTGCATTAGTAAATGCTGTTATCTTAGCAAATCCATCATGCAGTTTTACTAATCTACCAACATCAGTCGATACAAAAGTATCGGCACTTGCTGTTATAGTTTTGCCGCTACCAGTTCTGCCATTAGCTGTTAATGTTGTATCAGTCGTATTTGGATCTTGCATAGGACCTCGCAAAAACGCTACTTCTGATATTGTCCATGCAGTATGACTTGTTCTTGTTATTTTTTGAACTGGATGAGATGGATGCACTAAGTACATAACATCTGCGCTTTGAGTAAACTTAATGTCTGAAACCTGGGCGCTTGTATAAACTGTTGATACTTCTATTGGATTTGAGCTACCATCAACAACAGTGCCGCCATCTTTATGTATTCTAAAATATGTATTACCAAACTCTAAAACGTATGCTTGCTCTACGTTAAATTCAAATGGTATTAGCCTGGTAAAGTTTGCACTAGCTTTGACTGTATTTACATACTTCGTTCCAGGTCTACGACTAGCACCACCATGAGGATGTATTATAAAATTCTGTAATTTTTTACATCCATTAAAATACTTACTAACGTCTGTTCTTCCCTCTAACCTGGGAGATAATTCACCAGCTGTAAAATTATTAAATGGAGGAGAAGCCTTAGCCATTTACAACCTCGCATTAATAAATGTGTTTGCTGAAATAACTTCGCTATCAGTTATACTTGCTGTGTTAGTTGTGTTGCCCTCAGTTGCATCAACGAACCTCGCTTCTTTAAGTTTATCTCTGTAAAGAGTTGCAAATTGTGCAGCAAGTGTAATGCTTCCAGATAAAGGATAGGCTATATCAGCTGCTAACGCTGCAACAATAGTTTCTGTTAACAACGTATCATACTGATTAGGATCAGTTATTTTACCAACAAACACAACATTGAGTGTGCTTTCATCACAAACAATTTTGCGGCCCTCAATTTCAAACTTAATTTCTGGATCTGAAAGTTTTAAAACTCGCAGACAAAATGGATCTGTAGGTAATGTAAATTGATTTGAATATGTAAAACTTGGAGCAGTTGCATCTGAAGCTAAAGTTTGCCTGGTAATCAAACTATTCCAGGGATGAGATCTAAAAACACCATCTCTTATAAACTCATATCTTTGGTTACATATTCTTGCAGCTTTACTATCTTCAGTAAGCGCAATGATATTAGATGCACCTATCTGATTTAAAGCCGAATTACATATATCTACTACTGAAGCCATAATAAATTCCTATAAAAAAGGCGGCATATTGCTATGCCACCTCAGTTAGTTAGTTAACAACGTATTCAATAATGAATGACATTGTACCAAGAGTACCACCAGCGGCAGCCATAGTCGCTGCAACGTAGTAGTAACCGCCTGGATCTGTAGAATCTCCAGCTATGGTGTAAACCTTTTGACCACAAGTGCTTATGTCTGCTGCTTCAAAACGAACATCTGCCATTGCTCCGGCATCAGCCACAGCAGTTGCAAAACAATCTTCGTCTTTAACAACACCAGCGCTTGTGTATAAGCCAACATTAAAAGTACAACTTCCACCTAAAGTGTCTGAAGCAATTTTCAATGAAGTTATACTAGCGTGAGTTGGAATTGGAGCAAGCATGACAATATCGTCATTGTCACTATCTCCAGCTGCCACCTCTATTGTGCCTTGTGCTATACGAGTTACACCAGATAAAAGACTGGCATCTGTCATAACTACAGGTGTAGCTTCAAAATTAGCTACTAAATCTGAATTTTTTGTACCCATGTTACAATCTCCCTTTAAGCTGATTCATCACAAAGGACAGAAACCACTTTAGCTTCTTCCATTCGTGTTGCACCAAATGTTGAACAATAAAAGACTTGAGTTGAGTAGGACTTATCTGCTCTCTCATCAATCTTCGCCATAACGTCTTTTCCAACAGCAAGCTTAACTCCATCTTCAG